AAAAATTTAACCTTTCCAAAAAAATTTTTTAATTTTAAAATTTTATACCCTTTAAGGTATTAATTCCTTAAAATTAAAGAAATTATACCTTATCAGGTACATAAAGTACAGATTAGGTTATTTCAAAAATAAGCTGTATCTTTGCAGTAGAATTTTAGTATAACAAATCTTGTGTGAGTAAATGGAAATAGAATTTAAATATTGTCCTTGTTGTAAAGAAAATTTGTTATTAAGTAATTTTAATAATAATAAATCTCAAAAAGATGGCAAATCAGTATATTGTAGGAAATGTTCAGTAGAAGAAAGAAAAGAAAGTAGAAGGAGAAAAAGAGAAGGACTATCCTCTAAGAGTGAAATTAAAAAAGAGAAAATTAAAGGATTAGATAGAAAACAATTAAAAAAGAATAGTACTTTAAAATATAATTATGGAATAACCTTAGAAGACTATAATATTTTATTAAAAAATCAAGAAAGTAAATGTTTAATTTGTAAGGATGTTTATAATAATTTAGTAGTTGACCATGATCATAAGACAGGAGAAGTAAGAGGATTATTATGTTATGCTTGTAATTCTGGAATTGGGTTACTTAAAGAAAATAAAAATATTCTTCTTAGTGCTATTGAGTATTTAAATAAATAATAAAAAAATCTTCTTTATTGAAGTGTTCTTCCTTAGTACTTTAAGCTAAAAGGACTCCAGACATTCCCTAATAAAAGTTGGATGATGTCTGTCAATGTGAAAATTATTTAAATAAAGGTTTTGTGGTAGTTTACTTAAAAACTCCAATTTTGTTAAGAGTGCTCAATCTGGCTTAACATTAGGTTTGAGAGCCAGGGGTTTGAGTTTGCGAAGGGCAAACAGTATAATAGTAAAAATTAATAGAAATGAATAAAGAAGAACAAGATTTACAGGAAATTAAAGAATTATTACTAACTAAGAATAAAGCTGAAGTACAGTATTTACATAATCCAGTAACAAACATATTCCATCTTAATTATTACAGAGATAAGTACTTCAGTATCAATAACTTTGATTTTGGAATTACAGAGTTTAAAATGTTTTTAAAAAATTTAATTAAGAAATGACCTCCATAACAATAGATGATTTAATATTTAGAACTGGGCAGAAGGGCACAGACTTTAATATTATTAAAGTTCTTATTGGGGATTCTAAATCAGGGTATAAAAATGTAGTAACATTTAATATTCCAATAGCAAGTGCTACAAATACAGGATTATTAAGTGCAGAAGATTTTATAGCATTTAGTTCAGGATCTTCTAATTCATATTTTCCTAGTGGGTGGTAAGAATAAATATATAAAAAATATAAAATATGAGTAAATCAAATTCATTTGAAAACAGTCTATTACTGTTACTATTTAATAATACAGATATAGCAAATATTGGAGATGCTGCTGGATTACAAAATTCAGCAGTTGCAGGAAGTTTATATTTAGCTTTACATACAGGAGATCCAGGTGAGGCTGGAGACCAAACAACTAATGAGTGTGCTTACACATCTTATGATAGAGTAGCAGTAGCTCGTAGTGGTGCAGGATGGACTGTAGCTGGTAACTCTGTTTCTAATGCAGCGCTAGCTCAATTTCCAGAATGTACTGGAGGTTCAGAAACTATTACTTATGTAAGTATAGGTACATCAGCTTATCCAACAGCAGGGGTGATACTTTATAGTGGGGCATTAACAGCATCAAGATCTGTATCAAGTGGTATCCAACCACAATTTGCAATTGGAGCTTTGATAGTTACAGAAGATTAATAATTTTTAAATAAAGATAAATATGTACACTTGTTCAGTTTGTGGAAAAGGAGTATTGGTACAGAATTTACCAGAACCCATTAGGGCTTGTAAATGTACTGTTAAAAGAGAAAGAAGTCCAGAAAATTTTATTGAGAAATTTAAACATTTTTTTGGTAAAAAGTATTATACTACAAGACTAGCTCCTATAGTATGTAATATGGAAGGGAATGCTTATGGTAAAAGTCAATTTAATGCTTAATGGCAGGATTCAAGAGTATAGGACAAGTAGTTGATGCAGAACTTGAGGGGAAGGTAAGAAATTACATTTGGAGAAAAACTCCCTCACAAACTACAATTACAGGACGTTGGTTTGATACTTCAATGAGTCCAGGTATGCCTCCTCCACAATATTATATTGGAGGGATATTAACTGCTACTCAATTAAAACAAAGTACTGATGGTGGATTATATCATGGTGCAAATGTTAGTCCTAGTGAAAAATACTTAAGAAGAATTACAACACAAGCTAGTGCAGTAACAGCACTTCCTTTAAATACTATTCTTTGTGATTATCTTTTATTTTATCCTTTTATAGATGAAGGATCTTTGGATCAACAAAATATGGTTAATGTAAATACTTTACCTAGATACTCTGATGGTAAAGGAGTACAAGTAATGGCAATACAAACTAATGCAGGAACAGGTGGGCAGCAATTCTTTTTTACATACACTAATTCAGATGGAGTTGCAGGAAGAGTAAGTCAAACAGTTACTATGAATACTTCTACAGTTGTAGGTAATGTAATTGGAAGTAATACAGCAACTATTAATGCAAGCAATCCTTTTATAGGATTACAATTAGGAGATAGTGGAGTTAGAAGTATTGAATCAGTAACAATGTTAGGAATTGATACAGGTCTTTTTGCATTAGTATTGGTTAAACCTTTAGTACAAACTTGTTTTAGAGAAATAACAGTACCTTACGAAAAAGATTTTTTAATACCTACAAGTGATTTAATTAGAATATATGATGATGCCTTTTTAGGATTTTTATGCTTGCCTTTAGGAAGTTTAGCAGCAACAGTTTTAAGAGGAGATTTAAAAGTAATATGGACAGAATAATTAAAAAAAAAATAATGGAAGAAAAAAGAATAAAAGAAATAAAAGAAACTTTAAACACAGAGTCTTTTATGAACGCTACTGGAAATAATTTAGATATGCTATTTAAATATCTTTTTTCAGCAACTATTGGAATTAGACTTGGAAATATAGAAGCAGCTAAATTTATATTAGCTGTTTATAAAGATTCCACTTATTTAACAAGGGAAGAAGCGGTAAATAATAATTATGGTAGAGGGATTATGAATGAAAAATCTCCAGTATTAAACTAATAGTAATTTAAAATAAAATATTATGAGTGGATTTGCAAGTAATGACCAAATAATTAATGCTTTAAGTTTAGGGCAAACTTGGAATGCACCTTTTGGAAAAAATATGCAGCCTACAACAGTATGTGTTGCAAATGAGTGGCATTCTTTAGCAAGGGGTGCTGGTAATCCTGGTGCTGATGCTTTATTTGATACAGGTGCTAACTTAACATTTATACCAGTAGAAGATACAACAGCTTCAGCAGGATGTTTACAACATGGAGGCAATGTTCAAGCTAGTAGTTATAATAAATATTTACTAAGTGGACACGCTGTAACAGCAGCAGCTACTATGGCTCCAGGTACTCTAGTTCTTTGGGATGTTATAGGTTATTATAGAGTAACAACTGTTACTACTACATCTGCTCAAGCTACAACTAATACTATATCAACTAGAACAGCTACTTTTACTGCTGATGATACAACAGATATAATGACCTATACTTCTACTACCTCCTTACCAAGTAATTTACTTACTGGAACAAGAGTTAGATGTACAACAACAACAACATTACCAGCACCATTAGCTTTAGCTACTGATTACTATTTAATAAGAATAGATAATACTACTTATAAACTAGCTACTTCATATGCTAATGCAATTGCAAATACAGCTATTGATATTACAACAACAGGTACAGGAACACATACTTTAAACTGGTTATTACCAAGATATACTAATGGAGCAGGAGTTCAAGCAATTATTATTAATCCTGCTTCAACAGCATTAGGAGCAGCTACACCTAACATGAGTTTAGGTTATACTAATTCAGCTCAAACAGCTTCAAGAGCTACACCTACTGTTCTTCCTATTGGTAAAACAGCTTGTCCAAATTCTCAAATAATTTATACAGGGGCTACAGGTACAGGTAAATATAATTATGTAATGCCTTTACAAGCTGGTGATGCTGGTATTGCAGAAATAAACACTATTCAAAATTCTATTAGTTATGTATCAGGAACATATACTGTTCTCTTAATAAAAGAACTAGCTAGATTTCCAATATCAACATTAGGTTTAGCAAGTGAAAGAAACTTTTTATTTGAATACCCAAGTATGCCAAGAATTTATGATGGGGCTGCTTTATACTTTGGATGGGGATCAGGTGCAGCAACTCCAGTATCTAGTGCAATATCAGGACAATTAAATTTTGTGTGGAATTAAATGTTAATTTGTAATTACTCATATATAAACCAAATTTGTGGGCATAATCATAGTGGCATAACAAACCCATGTCAATTTATAAGACCTCACACAATGAGAGGTTATTATGGTAAAGCACAAACAGATGATAATATAGAGCAAATAAAAAGAGATAGTTTTCCTACAGGGACTAATATTCCTTATTCAATTATAATGGGAGATAGTGGAGCTTTATTAAGTGCCACTAATCAACTAGAAGGAGTAGGTTCACAAGTTAGTGGATTATCAATGGGTATTAATATACTAAGTTCATTAACAGGAAGTGGTACTATATCAGCAGCTAATTTATCTTTAATAACTCAACTAGCAGCTACATTAAGTGGATCAGGTACAATAACAGTAGCATCTTTAGTAGGAATAACTTCTTTAGCATCATCAATAAGTAGTACTGGAAGTTTAACTGCTGGATTAAATGTAGTAGCATTTATGAATTCTGTATTAGCAGGAACTAGTTCTGTTACCGCAGCATTAAGAGGAACTCTTTCAATGGAGGCTCACATATATGTAAATCAATCAGAAGAAACAGTACAACAAATTGTTGATGGAGTATGGAATGCATTAGCAGCTAGTTATAATGCAACAGGAACAATGGGTGAAAAAATGAATGATGCTGGATCAGCAAGTAATCCTTGGACAGAAGTACTTGAGGGAGCTTATACAGCAGGAGAAATGTTAAAGTTACTTACAGCAGTAGCGGCAGGAAAAAGTACAATTGTAGATTTAGGTGGAGGATTAGCTACAGTAACATTTAGGGATATAAATGATACAGTAGATAGAGTACAAGCAGATATGACAGATTCAGAAAGAACTTCTGTTACTCTCAATTTAACATAAGTTTGGTTATACCAATAAATTGTTGTATCTTTGTAGAAAAATATACAGAAGAATTATAAAATGGTAGTACCAAAAAAGAGTAAAAGTTATAATAAAGGAAATACAAAAAGAAAGTACTGGATACAAGATACTAAGAGTATAGGTGAAAGTAGGATTGAAACATGGCTTAATTCTCATGGAATATTTCATCTAATGTATGCTAGGTTCAATGATTGTATTAATCCTTTAACTGGACAGAACTTAGTCTTTGATTTTTATCTACCTTTAATTAAAACTGTTCTTGAGTATGATGGGTCTCAACATGAAGAGTACACCCCTAAATTTCATGGGAGTAAAAAATCAGGAAGATTTGAGAGGCAGCAAGCTAAAGATAAAGTTAAAGATGAGTACTGTAAAAAGAAAAAGTTTAAACTAATTAGAATTAAGTACTCCCAATGGGATAGTATTGAAAAAATTTTAGAGAAAGAATTAATAAAAGAAAAGAAATAAATGAAAAAAATATTAGGAGTACTCTCAATTGTACTAGCACTAGGATTATTCTCTTGTACTAGTACTTCACAATTACAAACAGAAAACAAGAAAATAGATACTTCAGTACAAGTAGTACAAATTCCTGGAAAGAATATTCCAGAAGTAAGTACTGAACAGAATACCTTAAGTATTGATACTGGTGCTAAACTTGCAGCAATTCAAGGAGATTGTCCTTTATGTATTTATTGGTACAAAGATTTTGATCATGATGGATATGGGGCTAATACAGTAGATGAGAAAAATCCTCTATTTAAAAAGAAACAACCGTTTAATTATATCAACAGATCAGGGGATTGTGATGATACTAATCCACAAATTACTTCTCCAATAACTTATTATCTTGATAATGATCAAGATGGATTTGGAGGAATTCTAGGCACTCAATTATGTACCTTAACTCCTGGAAAAGATTTTAGTACTAACTCTTTAGATTGTGATGATTTTAATTCAAATATTAATCCTGATAAAGTAGAAGTATGGAATGGATTAGATGATAATTGTAATACTTTAATTGATGAAGGATTAACTCCTCCTGGTATTATTATAAGTACTACCAAGTCTTTAATTCCAGAATACATGGGAGCTGGAGGTACTTCAGCTATGTTTGCAGTACCAGCTAATGATCCAAAGAATCAGACTTTTATAGATCTAATGATTTCAGGACACTTCAATTCTTATATTGGAGCAGTAGAAGGACATGAAAGTGAGTACTCTCATTTTAAACTTCCTTATGGAACTAAAGGATCAGGATATAATCCTCCATTGCCTTGTGATCCTAGACCTATGAATGGAGAGTTATGTAAAACTTATCAGCAAGACTTTTTCTTATCTTGGATGGATTTATGTAAGAAGACAAATACAAAAGCTGTTTACACTGCTAATATTCAAACAGGTTCATTACAAGATATTTATTACTTTATAAATCAGTTTCCCAATCAAGAAACAATAGTAATTTTTTATGGATTAGAAGGAGCTACTAGTAATTATCCAGTACTTACTTCAAAGACTTATCCTCCTAAATTCTATCAGTATGTAGATTCAGTAAATAAGAAGTTTCCAGATAGAAAAATTTATCACTTGGCAGATATGCCAGAAGTTAAGAAAAATCCTATTACTGGTAAATATAATTCATGGATTCAAGACTTTGTTAATTACAGAGCAGTAGATTCCAATAAGATAGGGATTAGACAGTACTATCATGGATTTGATCAGTATGGTAATTTAGCAAGGATACCAGATCAAGACTCAAGTATTTACACTGCTGGACTTCCAGTATTTAATACTCATATTGATGATACTGAAGTTTTGTTTAAAGGATGTCCAATATTTGTAGCTCAATTTAGTACAGATGTTCCTGTATACATTTCTAAGCTTCCTCTTAATGGAAGAATTGTAGATATGTTTTGGTACTTGAGAGCAGAGAAAGTAATGATTGAAAGAACAACATCAGGACAAAGTAATTTTATTGGAAGTAGTATTATAGGATTAAAGTCAATGTTTAATTCATTGAACTTTCCTTGGCTTTCAGTTATTAATAATATGTACTTAGAACAAAGAACTTACTGTACTGTACAACATTCATTAGGATCTCAAGTAGATATGTTAGCTGGATATAAGGATGGTAAGTATTCTTTACTTATTCAAAATAGATCAGGAAAAGAAATTGACATTCCAGAATATTTTTTACTTGATTCAAAATACACTAAACCAACATTTAGTAAGGTGCAAGGATTTGCAGGAAGTACTTTAGGAAGTACAAATGGTGCAGAACATAATCCATTAATAACAGGAAAATTATCAAAGTTCAGTATTGTTTATTTAGAGTTTTAATTTAGATTTAAATTGTATATATGAAGATAGTATCACCAGGAGTATATGAACTCCAGTATTATTCAGACAAAGATAAAAGTTTACTTGTTGAGTTTGTTCAAAAGATTCATAAGAAAGTTCCACTGTATGAAGAAAGTACAGACAAGATTTATGTAGATGGAGTTATTGAATTTAAGGATGGCATAACAAATGAAGAAGTTTGGTACATGATGTTACTTAGATACAAAGAACTGAATGATAAGCATTATTCTAAGAGTAATGATAAAATTATTGAGTACATTAAAGAAATTATAGGAGAAACAAAAATGAGGAAAAAGATTAAGTATGAGAACAAAAAAAAGTACGAAGAAACCCTCAAGTCAGATTAAAGAATACATTACTCTTACAGCTATTGAGGATATAGTTAAAGTACTAAAAGATGCAGAAGGGAATGATTTTCCAGTTATTATTAAGAAAAATGCTACCCATAAGATTAAAGTACCAATATATAACATAGGAACTTACTGCCAAACTTTTAATCCTAAAGGTACTGTATACAAAGATAGATTTGTAGTACAGATAGATAATTTAGGAATGGTATTAGTAAAAGGAAATTTTAAAACATTTGAGGATAAATTAGAACTTAATCACAGAGAGGAATCATTTGTAACAGTTAAAGGATTTGGAAAATGATAAATAAACAAATAAGAATAGATAAACCAAGAAAAGATATTTACAAAGCTTACCTGTACAAAATATTTGCAGGAAGTAATTTAAATATTACAGATCTTGAAATTGAAATACTAGATCAGGTAAAGCAGAATTTCAATAAATGGAATAGTGAAAGAATTACTAAGAATCTAGGTATTAGTGTTCAAAGTATGAATAACTATAAAAGTAAATTAGTAAAGAAAAAGCTATTAACAAAAGATCCAGTAGGTGAGTACAGATTAAATCCAGAACAAGCTTCCTGGTTGGTACTACCAAGTAATATTCCTACTGAAGATCAATTTAGATTAATTATAGACTTTATTGTAAAACCAAATGAGGACATCCAAGTACAGACAGATAATCCAGGAAATAGCATTGAAGAACAACCAGAGTCCTGAATTTGTAGATAAGTTAATTCAGAATTTCTATACTAACTTAACTAATCAAATAAACAAGTTAGAACACTATAGTATCAATGTAGTTAACTTAGGGCAAATAGAACTTTCACCTAAGAAGATTAAAGCAGCAAGAGATTATGCTATTAAAGATGAAAAACCTGATAAGGTAGAGTTATTACAAAAATTACTACTTAAAGCTAATACTAGAATACAACAAAGAATACAAAAGAAAAGAGATAAAATAGAAAAGAGAAAAGGAATTAAAATAAACTTTAAAGAGTACATTCCAGAACAATGATTAAAAAAGATAAGAAAAATGGATAAAATATTACTGATGGATATGAATTCCTTACCTCAACGTGGTGGATGGGATTTTGAGATTTGGATGAAAATATTAAAAGAACATGGTGTTTGTATTTATAATTCAGAAGAAGGAGAATCTCCAGAGTTAGTTAATTCAGATACTAAAATTAAATTCATAGATATGGAATCTAATCAAGCTAAAAAATACTTAGAAGATAATGGAAATTAAAGATAAAATTGGAATTATGAAAACAGTACTAGAAGTAATAGATTTGAGCATAGCTCCTAAAGAATCAGCAGATGAAATAAACAAAGTATTTTCTGTACATATTACAGAGATGGATACTACCATATTAGAAAATAGTAAGTATGTAGTAAGATTAAGTCTCCATGATGATAATTTTGATATTATGTCAAGGTATGAAGGAGAAACAATGGAGCAAATTTTACCAAAGATTAAAGGTATAGTACAGTCATATAAATTTTATACACAAGCACTAAGAAAATAATATGCAAAGAATAAAATTTAGTGATCATTTTTACCTAGATGAATTAGTGCCTAAAGAAATTTATATGCTCTTTTATGAAAAGAGTATTATGTTTCTAGATCCAAGAACTAAAGATATTATTGAAGGAGTTAGAAATTACTTTGGAGTACCTATAGTAATTAATAATTGGTGGACTGGAGGTAATAGACATGAATCAGGATTTAGATTACCTAGTACTAGTACTGGAGCATTGTATTCTCAACATAAGTTTGGAAGAGCCTTTGATATGGTATTTCCACCTAAAACAGATTATGAAAAAATAAGAAATACTATTAGAGAAAGATATGATTCATTTAAAAAAATGGGAATTACAACTATAGAAGCTGGTACTCAAGGATGGATTCATGTAGATTGTAGACAAACTAATATGGATAAATTGTATGAAGTAAGTAATAATTAATAAACTAATAAACTAAAACCAAATAAATATTATGAAATTTAATGTAGACAAAGTAGAGTTCAATGAAGCTGAACTTGAAAAAATTGATGTAAAGAATCTTTTTTGTGAGAACCATGCAGTAGTGGTACAAACATTGGAGAAACTTAAAGAAGTAACAAAAAACCCAATCTTTGATTTTATCATTGAGCTTGCTATTGATGTAGAAGCTAAAGTATATTCAAAGACTTGTACAGTTAGTGTTTAATTAATTAAAAAATATAGCACAGACCTAGAAATCTGTAAAGGTGCTTAGGAGCATTAAAGCTATAATTAGTTAGATTGGGTGAGTGGCTAACCACTAGTCTGCAAAACTAGTTACACTAGTTCAAATCTAGTATCTAACTCATTAGGAAAATAGGTAAATGTTGGTTTGTTACGTTAGTTTGCTAAACTAATCTAGAGAAATACTAGCAATGGTTCAATTCCATTATTTTCCGCAATTAAAATTTAAAGAATAAGTATGTTAGTTTTAGATGGCAATGGTAAACTAGTAATAGATCCAAGTATTTTAAATGTAAAAGAATTTAAAAATATTTGGGAAGCAGATAAAGATAAAACTAAAGAAAAAACTTATAGTTTATTTACTGCCTTATATTTATTACATCATCCTGAAAGTCCTTATAAGGAATACCAGGAAAGTGAAAAGAATAAACAAATAGAAGAGCAGTATCTTAAACCATACAAAACAAAGTTAAAAGATGAAAGTTTTGTAGCTGTTAGTAAACAGTATGTAGAATTTTTAAAAAAGACTCCCTCTCAATATCTATTAGAGGCAACTAGAGAAAAGGTGTATGAGATTGCTAACTTTATTAGAAAGACTCCTTTATCAGCAGGAAGAGATGGTACTATACTTCAGATAACAAATACTATGGAAAAGATAGTGAAGATATTTGCTAGTTATGATACTTTGAAAAAGGCAATTGAAACTGAAAAATTAACTTCAGGTGGTAAAAGAGGTAGTAGTGAAAGTGGATATGATGAAGATTAACATAATAAAAATATGAGTACTTTTAGCAGATATAGTGTATTTCAAGTATATGATACTTCTGATTTATTTTCCTTGGAAGATATATCAAATTATAGGGGAAGTATTACAGCATATGATCTTAGTACTAATAAAGTAGTAAGAGATTGTGTTACTGAATTATATAGAAACACATTTAAATCAGATCTATGGAGAATTAGATTATATAATAAATGTTTTTTGTACTGCACATCAGATACAAAAATAATGGATGCTCAAGGAAATTTTAGAAAAATATCAGAGTACAAAAACTTTGATGAAGTTATGTGTTTAGATATGACTAATAACACAATAGCAGAAATAACAAATAAAGATGGAGTAGGTGTTCATGACTATGCTTATGTTTTAAAAACATCAACTGGTAATGCAATACTTAATAATTTTATAGTATACACAGGAGAAGATTAAATGCAAACTTGGAGCACACCTTATTACACATATAATGGCTTAGATGGACTTTCTCAATGGAGAGATACCTTAAAGTTTTCAGAACCAGCACAAAGATTTCTTAAAGATAAAACTTATACAACTTATCCTAAAGGAACATCAGGTTATATAGAACATTGGAATAAAGAGAAAGATAAATCTTTAAATGGTGTTACTATTGATGGACAGAGTATTAGTGGGTATCAATATTTTTATTTAAACTATTGCCCTATTCCATTACAAGGAAGTAAAAATGCAATAGACTTTGCTAACTTTTGGGATCTTGATGCTGATTGGTTTAAACAAATAGATTCAGCAGAGTTACTAAAAAAATATATAGCAGCTCTTAAAGCAAGAAGAAGAGGATTTAGTTTAAAGGATATGGTTCCAATTGCAAGGAAACTTGTATTTGAAAGAAATACTATGAGTTATTTAGCAGCTTATTTAGATGCTCATGCTAACAAGTCAATGGCTTTTGTAAAGAGGTACTTAAATCATTTAAATAAAAATACAGGTTGGTACAGAAGTAGAAATCCTAATACTAATGATCATTTAAAAATTGCATACTTAGACAGTGCTGGTATTGAGAAAGGAAGATTAAATGAATTGTATAAAATCCTTTTAAAAGATAATCCAACAAAAGGTGTAGGTGGAAATTGTGATTTATTTGTGTATGAAGAAGCAGGGATTGTTCCTGGAACTCAATTACTAGATACCTTAGAGTATGTTAAAGCAGCTACAGAAGATGGAGATATAGTTAATGGATTAATTATTATATATGGTAGTGTTGGAGAGTTAGAGAAATGTCAAAGTTTAAAGAGTATATTCTTAAATCCTAAAGATAATGGATTCATGGAATATGATAATATATGGGGAGATGAAACTATAGGTAATAATAAGTGTGGGTACTTTGTTCCTGAATACTTATGTATGAAACCATTTATTGACAAAGATGGTAATTCATTAGTAGATGAAGCTTTAGAAAGAATTATAAGTAAAAGAAAAGAAAAGAAAAGACTTAGTTCAAAACAGTACATTATCTATGTTACTCAACACCCTATTAAACCAAGTGAAGCATTTTTAGGAAGAGGTAGATCTCCATTTCCAGTAGATAGATTATCTCAACATTTAGTTAGAATAGAAAGTTCTGGAGAATTTAAATATGGATATGCAGTAAAATTACATGATGATAAAGGAATTATTAAACAAGAGATAAATCATAGTATTAAAAATCCTTTTAATCAGTACCCTGTTAAAATGAATAAGAGGGATAAGAGAGGAGATTTTATAGAAGACTTTGATGATATAGAAGGAACAGCATGGATATATGAGCCTCCTATTAGTAAAGATAAAATAGATAATCTTTATTTTCAAGCTACAGATAGTATAGATCAAGATACAGCACCAACTAGTGATTCATTATTTACAACATATGTATTTAAAAAAGATCCTGGGACTTTAAATTTATTTAATGATAATAAAACAGATACTCATTATTTTAAAAATGAAATAGTAGCAAGTTATATAGGAAGAAGAGATAAAGCTGAAGATTGCTGGAATCAAGCTATGTACTTAAGTATGTTTTATGGATGTAAGAATTTAGTAGAGAATAATAACTTAGGTATAATTAATTATCATTATAATGTAAATAGAGATTATTTACTCCAGGATGAACTAGATGAAATTAAAGGTATTAATCCTACATCAGCAGTTAAAAGAAGAAAAGGTTTTCATCCTACTAAAGAAGTAATACTTGCAGGAGATGATTTAATAAATTCATATATGTTGGAAGTAACAGGATATGAATACAAGTTTAATGAGAAAGGAGAACAAGAAGTATCTAGGGAAATATTAGGATTAGAAAGAATAAAAGATGTTGGATTACTTAGAGAATGTATAGAATATGATGGAGATCCTGAAAAGAATTTTGATAGATTAACTGCATTTAGAGCTTGCTTACTTTATAAAAATGCAATGGAGAAAAGAGTAATTAAAGTTAATTCAGCTAAAAATGATCCAATAGCTCAAGCTGCTAAATTTGCTGAATCATTATTAAATAAGAATAGAAATAATAAAGTATGGGATCAGTACATGAATAAAACAGTATTTAGACAACATCCTAGATAAAAATTTAAATTAAAGAAAAATAGAAATTATGAGAAAGATAGATCCAATGGAATTAGTTCAACTTAAATTAACTATAACTAATTACTTAGATAAAATTAGATTAAGATTAGATGAGTTACTTCCTGATGTAGATTATTTGGGAGAACTTGATTTTTGTACAGTAGAGCATATAGATGAAAATGGAAACAAGGAATTAATATCATCTTGTGATATAGAAGAGCAGAAAAAGATTAATGAAAAGATCTATCCAGAATTAACTCATGATCTTAAATATCCTCATGATTAAATAATGTGGAAAATTTTACTTATATTTATAAATCAATAAAGTATAACAAAACAAGTGATACATAGTGGCATATAATTCACCAAGAGCTTCTGTAGATGGTCAAACAGTTACAGATACATATAACTTAACTAACTCCAATGAGTACCCAGTTCAAACTGTCTCTTGGAGTACTAAACAAACTTTACCCTGGAAGAAGAAGAATATGGACTTCTTTACTAGAGTATGGAATGAAGAGAGTGCCAGAAGGTTACAGAAAGTAGTTAATTATAGGTTAATTAATGGTGAGTACAGTTTTAATCAGTACAATAACTTACAAGGTTTAGGAGTTAATCCTGGTTCTTTAGGTGAAATTCCAAGAGAAATAACTCACTTTCCTATATGTGTAATTCCATTACAATCTCTATGGGGAGAAGAAGTTCAAAGACCTTTTAATTTCAGAGCTAAGAATGAAGATGAAGGTGCTACTAATGAGTACTTAAGAACTAAGACAGAACTAGTACATCAAAATTTAAATCAGGAAATTCAAAGGGAAATACAACAAAAAGTATTTACTTTAGGAATAGATATTAATTCAGAAGAAGGTAAACAAGCTGCTCAAAGTATGACTCCTCCAGAAATAGAGAAGTACATGCAAAGAGATTTTAGTACTGTAGATGAAGATACAGCTAATGCAATTCTTAGGAAGTACATTAAGAAATTAAATGTTAAAGAAACATTCAATAAAGGATGGGTAGATGCTACTATTGTAGCTGAAGAGATTTATTGGATAGGTACAGTAAATGGAGAAACAGTACTAGAGTGTGTTAATCCTGTTAATTTTGTAGGAGATAAAAGTTATGATTTATTTTATTTAGATGAAGGTGAGTTTGGTATTAGAGGAGAATTAATGTCTCATAGCAATATTATTGATAGGTACAGAGAGTTTTTAACAGAAGATGAAATAGAAAGAATTGATAGAAATGATGTGTATGATAGCAACCCTGCTCTTAATGCACAAACTTCAATGGTAGATTTTGGAGATTTTTCATTTATTCCTTACAATGAGAATAGTGAATCTTACAGATACCCTCTTGTAAGTTCTGGACTTCCTGGAGTATTTGATCCTATTACAGAGTACTTAAATTCTGGATATGGTAATGGAGGAAGAGGAAGTAATAGATTTAAGAAACATATTTTAGTACTTCATGCAGAATGGATGAGTAAAAGAAAAATATGTACTTTACATTTCTTTGATGAGGAAGGTGAGCCTGATACTATTTATTTAGATGGGGAGTTTGAGCTAGATAAAGAAATGAAAGATAATGGTTGGACTGCTGAATACACCTGGATTAATGAAGCTTGGGAAGGAACTAAAATAGGAGATAAGATATACTGTAAAATTCAACCTAAGAATTTTCAATTCAAAAGTAGTAATAAATTATATGGAGCTAAGTTAGGTTATACTGGAGGGTACTACAATAATAGAAATACTACTCCTACTTCTCCATTAGATCAAATGAAGCCTTACAATGAGCTTTATAATATTATTTCAGATAAAATAAGAAGTTATATAAATTCAGATATTGGATATTTAATTCCATTTGACTTGGCTCAAATTCCAAGTAAAGCTGGATGGGACTTTGAAAAATGGAAGAAATTCTATGAAGAAGAGCACATGCTTCTTATAGATTCAAATCAAGAGGGTGGAAAATTCTGGAATACATTTAATGTACTACAAACAAGTACTTTAGCATACATAGATAAGTGTATGAGTTTACTTGAGTACTTACAAGCAGAATGTGCCAGGATAGTAGGATTTAGTCCTCAAAGACTAGGAGATGTAAAAGCTACAGAAACAGCAACAGCCACTAATGCAGCATTAAGCAAGTCTTATGCTCAAACAGAATACAATTTTAAAACCCATAATAATATAAAGGGTAGAGTTCTTACTAACTTACTTGAACAAATTAAGTTCAATTTAGAAGAAGGGTATGAGGATACTTATTTCTTAAATGACCTAAGTATTGCCTTTCTCAAAGTTAGTACTGGTTTTAAATTCAGTGATACTTGTGTGTATGTTACTGATTCAGCTAAAGATGCTGAAATTCTTAATATTGCAAAACAAATGATTCAACCAGTACTTCAAAATGGTGGAAGTATGCTTGGAGCATTTACATTAGCTAGTGAAGAAAGTATTGCAGTTATTAGAGAAAAATTAGAAGAGATTGATGTTAACAGGCAGAAGATGGAAGAAGCTAAATTGCAAAATGAACAAATGGCTATTCAAAGTTCTGAAAGATTAGAAATGGAAAGAATGGATAGAGAAGATGCTAATAAACAACTTGACAGGGAAAGTAATGAAAGAATTGCTGAAAGTAAGATCTTAAGTAGTGCTGCTTTTGGAACTAAAGATATTGA